CTCAATCGATGCATCGATCTCTTCATGAGCAATAACACTCTTGCTGTTGTTCGCTTCAACGATCTTCATCAGCATGTCAAGCAATGTTCTGCGCAGCTCGCTCGCAAGCCCGTTATGCTGCTGAGGCTTCGGGAACTTCTCCGAAAGAGGAAAAAGATAGAGGGTGAGGTCGTAGGCTTTCTTGTAGATCTTGAGTTTCTCGTGCTTTTCACTCGCCAGATTCCCAGACCTCCAGAGCCAGCTTTTTACCAGATTTTTCAGAAGGCGCCGCGGAAGCCCACGCGGTAGTGAACGAGCGACGGGGCGTAGTGGAGGGACAGCGAGAAGACACCGGCGTGCGAGCCATTGCCCCAACCCCCGCCCCGGCGAGCAGCACGTTCTCCTGTACGAGTTTCGTCGAGCCAGTAGCGCATGTCGTCGAGCTCGGCGTTTGGTGTTGTGCTCAATGTTTTAGGAATACCAAGCTCTGCAAGTTCTTGTGATGAGTCCTCGAGCTCTGCAACCCACATCGAGGCCCCTGATGTTGTGCCAGTTGTTGGTAGCAAGTGCCCCTCTCCTGGGTAGCCCTGTGAGATTACGAAGTCCGTCTGGGAGCCTATGAGCAAGTCAACCCACTCCCATACATTGCCATTGAGGTCCCAGACACCGCTCCTTCTACCATTCAACGACCAGCTGAGGGGTCCACTGCCAGTGAGAACTCTTGCAATGTCGTTGCCATTGTAACCAGGTCTGACAGGATCTTGAATGCCCTCGTATCTTGTCTCTCTCGGATCCCTGTAATCCTTGCCCCAGTTGTTGTTGCCCTTGGGGAAGCCGAAGCCAAACCTGTAGCGGTATTTGACGGCCCAGGCTGCAACACTGAACCACTCGTATGCTGTTACGAGGTGGTGGCCAACGATTTCATAGCTCTGTGATTCAGTCCTTACAGTGTTCTCTCCGCTTCCCCTAATCTCTGATGGAAGTGGCGGGAACACTTTGATGTACCTCGCACCAAGAGAATCTGACGAGGTGTCGATCCCTTGCTTGATCACCCTGCGGTGGTAAGTAACTCCATTCTGAACGATCCTGACAATTCTACCGACGAGGTGCTCGATTGATTGCACATAGAACTCTGAGTTGCTGCCCTTGTAGTAGATGTAATCTGCTGTGATTGATGCGCCACTTGCAGGAGCGGTCGTGAATGTTATCTTGCCCGTGTTGTAGTCCACATTGTAATCCGTTCCCTCTGTCTTCGCAACACCATCAACATAGACAGTCAGGGATCCGGACTTGACTGGGTAGAAGTCGAGCAAGAATTCTGTTGTTGTACCATCGCCTGTTCCAACTGTTTCGCCAGTAACACTCATTTCCTGAGTCTTGTATGTCAGAACGTATCCTGTAGCCTTCTCTCCCGTTATAGTATTCCTGTTCTCGACGGCTGTTTTAGCGTTCCACCAGTTTATGTCGGTCCAGGGCACAACATGTGGTTTAGATGCAGCCGCCACTGTGCCAGGAGAGTTTGGTGATGTAGTTCCTCTGCTGAACCTCGTAGCTTTGGGGTGGCAGCACTGATACTTGTCGATCCAGAAGCCTCCCAGTAATAGTCCGTTCAAAGCTGGCTGGCTGAATCCCTCGCTGATGAAGTACGGGATGTACACTTGGTGGATCTCAACCCACATGTTGTTTGTAGAGTCGTAGAGCCTGAGTACTCTGTTTGGCAGATCAGGTAATGGGAGCTCCTCATCGTAGTCGTTATCTCCTGTGTGAGCGTTTAATGCCTGATAGACTGCCTTATCCAGCTTGTCGAAGTTGGCGTTTATTGGCAGATCCCAGTCCAGAGCTCCTCGATCTGGTTTTTCTAAATTCCATTTTGGTGTGTACGTGGGCATTTCACATCACGCTCCTCGAGAAGATCGTTCTTATACCCGACTCGCTCTCACCCTCCTCATTAACAGTTTCAACGACATCGGCGATCTTGATGCGATCAACGACCTCGTTGCCATTCAAAAACACGTATTCATCGCCCTCAATGATGTATCTGTCAGCTACGATCTCTTTCTCTCCATCAACCGTGTTAACCAAAAACTTCTGCTTCATTTTTCATCAACTCCTCGAGAACGAACATTTTATTTTGATAACCGCCCCGACAGTTGCATCGAAGTAGAGAGGATTTCTGACTTCTCTATAATACATTACTCCGCCCGTTGCTGCATTGAAAAGCCCGATTTCAGTGATGTTCTTATCTACGATGTCACCAGGATTGATCGTTATCTCAAATTCGACCTCTGAGCCATTTACAGTTGCTGTTGCTTGCTTTCTAATTACTTCAGCCTCAAGGGCCGTATCACCTGCAGAAGGGCCAGTCGTTCCTGTCCCCAATGCGATGTAAGCCATTGGAGTTCCCTGTCCTGCAAGAAGCTTTGCCAGTTCGTTAAGTCCTGCATCAGTTATTATCTTTCCTGCCATCTGGCTCCCTCCTGAAGAGTTTTATTTCGGATCTAACATCCACTTTGACTTCCATAGCCTGCCTTCAAAATTAGACTTTAAAAATCAAAGTCAGGAAGCTTGTTCTCCCCAAACATCGAAGATGTTGTTGTAGCAAGCTTCAGCATCTGAATTTTTCATTAGCAATCTGAACACTATGGTATCTCCGTAGTCTAATAATATTGCTTGGGTGAATGTAGCCTCATAGACTTCTCCCCATTCAGGATCGCTCGTACGTGTCCATGCTATCTCGGGAGCAAAGCTATCATTTGTCCCTCCATCAACCTCACATATTACTGTCCAAGGAACTTTCAATGTTCCATCTGGAGCTGTGATCTGGTATTCAATTTTGATCCATCCTGTGTTTGCAGAGTTCTGGCGCAGGTTGAACTTCATTTTTCTGAAGCTGGTTGCTGTCGAGTAGCTTATCTTCTTCTTTTGAATATAATCCAACTCATTAGCTGATGAAACTGTCCCTCCTCCGTACTGCCAGTATCCAAATCCTCCCTCTCCAAAAGCAAAGTAGGTGTGTATGTCTATGTCTATCGTCTGAGGGATCCCATCGGCAAAAGCCGCAGCAAGTGTTTCAAGCGTCCATTCAATTATAGCCATATCGTATCTCTCAGCAAATCCCAACTCACCAAACGAGCCATAACCGAATCCGAGACCACTTTTGATTCCTGCCGTAGATGCGGGAAAAGCTAAAATTGTCAGATCTATGAGACCAGTCTCTGCGTCTGCTTTTGCTACGAGCAAGTAGTCCCCGAATGGGATTAGCCCAAGTCCACTCTGTCCGAAGCCCAAGGGAGTGATTTGATATTTTGTTTCGGTGTTCTCGCATAGAGCCAGGGCTGCATTGAGCAATGTTAACGCCAAGGTTATAATTGCAACATCTAATCTTTCAGAAAATCCAAGCTCGCCAAATCTGCCATGACCAAAGCCAAAACCGCTTTTTGTTCCTGCTTCTACAGTAGGAAATGCAAGGATTGTTAGATCAATATTGCTCGTTTCTGCATCTGCTTTTATCACAAGCAAGTAACCGCCGTATGGCCCCTCTCCAAACTTATCGTAGCCAAAGCCGAGGGGAGTCGTGATAAGCCATGTAGTTACAGATTCTCCAGCTGTAAAAGCAAGAATGTAGCACCATATCTTCGTCTCGTCTTGCTGGAAGTAAACTCCTGCTGCCTTAACAGCCTTGATGGCATTGTAAAAAGCCTTGAGATTTAGCTGAAGAGCTGGCTCCTCAAGGAGCTCGATACGGAATGTAGCTTTTGGGGATGAGAATACGTTGTTTCCGAATGATCCTTTCCCAAATCCGAGTATTGCATCTGGTGCTTCAACAATCCTTATGTCTTTGTCCTCAAGCCCAGTAAAGTACTTGATCACGTTGAGAATATCGTTTAGTGTTCCGCAGCTCAGGTATTTCTGCAATTCTACTTGCAACCTCCCTCTGAGCTCCTCATCCGTTTCTTCGGATTTTCTCGTCAAATTGAATAGCTTTGCTATATAGTCGAGAGATCTTCCTGTTGCGATTTCAACAAATCTTGAATTTCTCAATTGCTCGATTACTTGCTCGATTTCATCGAATTCCTCTGCAATGATCGATAAAACCTTGTAATTGTTGCTATCCTCATCTTTCCTAAAGGCTGTTGACAGGCGAGAAAGCATCTCTTTAGCTCTTGGCATCGGAAATCACCTCGATTAACTTCCAGGATAGCCACATCAACACGATTACGGTTAGTAAAAACCAGCTCTCAACAGCCACGTATGCAAGTGGTATCTTACTGAGCATATTCTCGCTGACGAAGTATTCTCCTACTGTTTTGTAATGATAGAAAGCTATAAGCCAGACACAAATCCAGAATGTGGCCCAGATTGCTTTTGCAATCTTAATGAATTTCATTTAAGTCACCGTTATGTTGTGTGTTCCAGCCTGGGCCTTCTCATTAGCTTCTATCGTCAAAGATTGCCCGAATGCGTTGATCGTTGTAACTCCATCTGTTGCCTCGAGGCTGTTGATGTCATCAACGCCCTCAGCTGCAAGAATTGCCTTAGCCAGATCTGAATAGACAACATCCTCACCTATTGGTAAAGAATTGATGTAGTTGTCTATAGCCGCCTGAACGTTAGCCTTAACAGTTGTTGCATCGTACGAGGCTATTTTTGTAACTGAGACTGTTACCGTGATCGTGATTAATGTTGGGCGCTGCCATGTCACTTGGATGCCTGCTGGTCGGACGTCCTCAATTGTGTTGGTTATTACTTCATCGGATCCTCCGGCAATAGTAATGATTACCTTGCACTCTCCAAAGTCCTCCTCCACATTAACATCCGTAACCCCTTCTATCTGCAACAGAGCAGCTTTTATCGAGTAAACAGTTGCTTTTGCGGATGGGGCGTAGGTTATAGCCCTGTAACGCAGTTCTTCATCAGTTTCAGCATCAGAACCTCCACTTGTTGGAGATGTGTTGTTTACGCTTTCAATCCCGCTGATTGGATCCACAAGCTTTGTTATAGTATTTGCTGCAACATTTCCTTGTGAGCCAGGCTCAACAGCTTCGATTGCTGCATCAACGCTCGTTTGTCCTTGCTGTAAAACAACCTCCTCAGTCGTCTGGAAAACAACTGATTCATCAGCTGTTGCAACTCTTGTGCCTGCAGGAATTACAATATCGCTTGTTGCAGGGGTCGAGCGACTGAAAGTTACAGTTCCAGTAGCTTTTGCTGCTTGCTTTCGCCTTATGCCAAGTATTGCAACCAGGCGGTCTAAATTCTGGCCTGTAGCGAAGTCTATGTATCCAGCGTAATAGGCATCTTCAAGCAACTGCCAAAGCGAATCTATGTCGTAGGCTATTGTCTTTAGAAATGCTAAGAAATCGGAATCCTCGCTCAAATCTATTTCTCCGAGGTAAAGCTTCGCTCTTTGTTTTAGCTCTTCCAGGATTGCACTAAATGGTTTCGTGATAAAGCCAGAATCCGTGACTCCATAGCTCATACAATCACCTCAGTTTCGATTTTACCTTCATCAAGTGTTAGACTGAGCTTGATACTCACTCTTCCCTCAGAATCGGGCTCAGAAATCTCTATCCCGTCGATTGACTTGATCTTATCATAGCTGGAGAGAGCTTTGCGGATTTCGTGTTCTGTCAGCTTGCGATTGAATCCTGAGCGCTTTATCTTCAGCCAGTCAACGCCAAACTCAGGGTTAAACAAATCGGTTCCTTTAACAGTTTTCAGGATGAACCATACGTGTTGCTTCGCCTTCTCCGCATCAGTGACTCTTTCAAGCTGTTTGAGTTCATTAATTACCAAATCTCCTTGAGAGAACTTGAAATCCCATGTCATCAAAGTTGGGGAGTTGATAGACTTTAAAAAATCGAGTTAGGGTGGGTTGTGCCAAGTTCCATCGTCAGCGTTGGTTCCCCTTATGGTTTTGAAATCGAGATCGCCATCGATGTAGACGTCTCCCTTGATCATTATCCTGCCATCTTGCTGGAACTTGATGTAATTACCCGACTTATGCTGGATCAGGATTTCATCCTGAGCAATCCCAGGAATTGGCTCGACCAAGGTGTGGATGCCAGCGATTACGATTGCGTTGTTGATGCTGAAGCGAAGAATCTCATTTACCTGAACCACTTGCTTGTTTTTCAGTTGCTCCTCCAGCTCGTGCTTCGAGAAGATTATTACGACGACATCGCCCTCGGATGGGGTTATTATTACGCTCCCGGAACTGAACTTCTGTATAGCTATCGGCACATCAAACAGCTCCACTTCTTTGCCATGGACCTTGTTCTTGAGCTTGACATTGCAGCGGAACTTCTGCAGATCGACCTGAGTGATTATGCCCAAAGCAACAGTGTTCATCCTCGCAAGCTTCCTGTCAATCCTCTCATCCAGTATTTTGAGCAGTTCATCGATCATGGGACCACCTCGAATTCCGTGTAATAGCTTTTGTTTTTGCAGAGGTGTTTGCAGGCGAAAACATCAAACTGCCCACTCAGCTTTGAAGAATTGATTACTACTGGCCTCCCAACCTGAATCCTCCACCTCAGCAAGGTTTTAATCCTGAATTTGTCTTTGTCCTCGTCTTTCACTTTGTTGACTTCCAGCAATCCCGTTTCTGCCTCAATTACCTCAGCTTCGTAAACAAGCTTTGAGCCCTTGACGAGGTAAGCCATGTTGTTCTCAATCGTGAAGATGTATTCCTGGCCGAAGTCCGGAGAGGAAAGAATCATCCTTGGACTCCATTCTTGCTGTATGGCTCTTAATCTGCCATTAATGTATTTTACTACTTCATCAATAATCTCTTTAGGCGTTCCAGGCTCAGGGGTATAAGGCCTCTCGAAAATTATGCCAGTGTTCTCTATTTTCCCGATCGGGATGCTGCAGTAGCTGCATATATCTCTGACAACCTGAGCTGCATCTGTTCCAGCTGGATAGTTTACAACTATGGGGTTTTTGTTCAGATCAGCTGTTGAGTCAACGCATTCGATAATCATTGCCTCATCTCCTCTCCTTACTTCTACATCGACATTTGCAACCTTACCGTAGAAAATTGTGCCATAATCGGTCTTATAGCCAGCTTTGAGTTCTACGATATCATCAGCCTTGATCTGTTCTCTTGTTTGCTGAGAGATGTTGTATATCGTTATGATTGCTGTTTTAGCTTCACTCTCTTTCTTTTCAACTTCGAATTCTATGTCAAAGTTGTCCGAGTTGAACGATAAGCTCCCGATCTTAACCTCAATATAGCGGAGCCAGAACTCAGCCATACAGCAACCACACCTCAGCTTCGGATTCCGTTACCTTATATGGCAGCATCACAAACAGAGTTTTATACGTTGCAGGATCCTTCGCCTCAATCGGATTCAGTCTTACAAGTTTGCCATTGAATACCATTGCTTCATCCTCAACTCTCTTGACTGTTAAAACAGCAAAGCCATTGCCGTTCCAGCGAAATATGAAATCATAGGCAACATTGTTTATTTTTACCCGCTGTGATTGTGGATATCCCCATTCTTTATTGAATGGAACGGCTTTAACCACCGAAAACACCTCCTAAAAGCCATCCAACGAAGTTCCTTGCCTTGTCCAGCCAGGATTCGCCTCCTTGTTGCTCAAGCTGTTCATCATACTGGGTTTTCTTTTCGTCAGGATCTGTTGCTGTCGTGTTTGCTGGGATCTCTGCTGGCGCTGGAGTTATTGGAAGCTCGATTTTCACCGTTCTCGATTCTGCGATGCGAATTTGCTTGATGTGAATTGACACTTGCAGGTTGCTTAAGTCCAGGGGCCTGAAGGAGAGGCTGAGTATGACCATGTTGTCATAGGTGCCATGAAGTTCAGAAACAAATGTGAACAGCTTTTTCGAATCTCTCAGCGCCTCAAGTCTCTGCTTGGCTGATGCATCGATTGTTGCTTCGATTGAGAATTCGGCTGGCTCAAGGATGATGTGGTCCGATATGCTGAATTGCTTCTCAACTCTATGCTCTGGAACTGTTGTCTTTTCGGTTAGATCTATAACATGGACCGCTTCAAGCTCAATGTCATCGAGCAATATGTTTTCCATGTTGTCAAGGGGGAAAAATAGACTTTAATAAGACTTGATTAGATTAGCAACCTATCCCAAAAGCCACTTCTTCAGCAATTCTTGCACATATGGAAGTAATTTTGAAGCTATATCTGGTGATATTTCCTTAATTTGCTGCAGTATGACTTTGAGTTTGTTACCATCTGGAGCATCTTTCCTTGATTCTTTAATGAGTTCATCTATCAGTTCCTTAAGCTCGGCATCGCTCACTGATTCTGCAATTCTGTTGAGCCCATTTCTTATTCTTATAGACTCTGCTTGTAGAATGGTGGAATCTACGACATTTCCGTAGATTATGAGTTGCTGGAGGAATGGAGCAGTTTTTACGAATTGTTCTGGAGATTCAACAGCATCTATGCCGAGTGCGGTTATCCTTACAAGTCCTCCCCCGCCTAAAACTCGTTCGTATCTGATGAAACCCTTCTCTTCGAGGTAATTCAGGTGGAAATCCACTTCTTTTAGTGTTAAGCCTAATTCATTGCCCAACTTTTCTGCGTCAATCCAAGAGTAAGGCTTGGTTTTTTCTTGCTCGTAGAGGTTTCTGAGAATCGCCGCCCGGATTTCGTGCATGAGATCTATATCTACAATGTATTTCATATAATTTGTGAAACTTCTTTAGACTTTAAAAGAAAAATCAACCTGGACTTGCCAGATGCTTCAGCTTAAGCTTTCTGATGAATTCCTTGTAGAATTGTTCGGGGTTGTCAGCCTTAATTTCTATCTTACCAATCGTGATTGGCTGATTGTATGTGGTTTGGGTTACTGGCTGATTAATCATCGTTTGGTAAGTTGTTGTAGCCGGGATCAGCTCGGATGGAGAGGGGAGTATCTCTGTTGGCTTTACTGTTGCGAGTTTTGGCAGATATGCTATGCCAGCGGTGAGATTTCGAATTTCTGGCTGGATGAGCTTTGGGAGATAAGTTGCAGTTCCAACCAAGTCTGGTAATTCTGGAAGTTTGTCAAGGATGAATTTGATTGGGGCCATTAATGGTTGAACAGTTGGAAGTTCAGGCAACTTATCGAGGATGAATTTGATTTTTGCTACAAGATCTGTTAGGTGTGGGAGTTTGATGGCTTCGACGAGTGGTTTCACTTTGAGACGCATGACATCGAGTAACGAATGCGGAATTTCCGGTTCTTCGATTTCTGGCTTAAACTTCGGCTGGTGGATCTTCAGCTTGATGGATCCTTCTTCGTAGAACTCCCTGTCGTAGTCTGGCTTGCCTACGTACGGAATTATTTCGGGATTGATGATAATCTCGCCGAATTCAGTTTCAAGCTGTCTCTTGATTTCTTCCTCGTTTGTTACTCCTTGTAATTTGATTGATTTGATGTATTCGTATT